CCGACCGAGCAATGATGGTGGATCTTGTTATTCGTACTCAGCTTGAGCCAGGCGTTCACGCCGTGACTCATCATTCCAAGTATCTTCTTGATCGTCAGACACCGCAAGAACATCGATGCTGTCTCGTTGTTCATCTTTGAAAGTGTCGTCTCGTCGATCTGGACCTTTCCCGTCTGGGTCTTTACCGTCGGTTTCCATCCGTAATGCTTTTGGAGAATGTGTGCGATGTGGTCACGAGAAGTGGGGTTGGTTTCTATGAGTCGGGTGAAAGGGGCTCCTGCGACATACCCTCTTGTTTTATTAGGTCTTGCAGGAGTGAATTCAGGTCCGAGTATGTAAGGGTGCCGCTGTTGAAGTAACTCACTAATCTGTCGAAGTTCTTCTTCGAGAGACGATGCAAGTTCCCATGCAGCTCTTTCATTAAACGTCCATCCACGTTCTTCTTGCTCTTGTAAAATCAGGGCGACTTTGTGTTCTAGTTCGACCCATTCAGGAATGGTTGGAAGTAGTGCCATAACTGGGTGGTGAGGTTGACATCTTGTTCCATGTAGGTCTCCATTTCTGGTGACCAGTTTTTCCAATCGGTCTCTTTGGCGAACTCACCTTTGTGAGAATCGAGACGCCAGCCGTATGACTCCAGGCTGTGTCTGCCGTAGAGCGACTGAGGCATACCTCTTATCTTTCTCTTGAGATCGATGTAGAGGCGATCTGGGTGATACAACCGGCTAAGAAGGAGAGTATCCACCATGTAGGGAGGAACGAACCAGGGATAAATCCGCTTGATGACAGGCACATCAAAAGCAAGAACGTTGTGACCGATAATGCAATTCGCATCCGCGAGCATTTCAATACCTCGAACAATCGGTTCCTTCTCTCCCTCATCGTTAAAGGTGTACGTGGATTTCTCATCGAGATCATGAATACACAAGCAATGGATTTTTGTGAAATCTTCTAAAAGACCGTCAGTTTCAAGGTCGAAGACTAAGTTCATAAGCTTTGACTACCATTGGAAAACATTGTCTGAGCTTTTCAAAACACGATCTAGCAATTGCATAGTGCTCAAATTGAGTACCGTTGCCCATACGCAGATCGCAGTAGTGAATCCATGAACGAACAGTGCCGTGCATATAAAGGCGAGTTGGGGTGCACAAGGGAAGAACATCTCTTGCACACTCTTTGGCAATACCATCAGAAACCATTTCCTGATACAGGTCTTCTGCCTCAGCCAAATGACTCGCGATTCGTCTGTAGTAATTAGATAATTTAGGTGCACCCAATCGGTCATTTAAGTTGTCGATTGAGTTCTGCCTGTTTTTTACATCTTGTCCACGCAAGTGTGGCATCACAGCAGAACCTAGCTCATTAGGATTTGCATACCTTTGGCTAAATTCTTGATATGAGAAACTACGATGTCGGAGCAGCTGACTGCACACACTACGAGTTGTATGTATCTCTACACACATACTCGCCATCTCGAATGGGCTCCAATGTTTGTGCTTAATCAGATAGTTGATAAGCCTAGGAGCCGTTTCGTGATTGTCCTCATTAGATGGGTTGCTTACGCGTGCCATCTTTGCAATGAGTTCATCTCCATTTGGGGTTGAATGGACAAGAATCGTGTTCATTTACCGTTCCAGCGGTAGGTTTTGTCTTTGAATTGAGCTTGTTCGACTTGTTTAGTAGTCGGAGGGTTCGGCTTCTTTGGCGAAGGGGTTGTCGAAGGTTTCAGTTTCATTAAAAGTACAAGTATCTGCGTCGTAACGAAGAATGCCGCAAGGGCCTGTGTCGCCTGTATAGCGATTCTTCAATACTCTTAAAGTAGTTAAATTATCTCCCTCACTTTGTTGGTTGCGTTCCAATCCGAGCACACAGTCAGAGAGTTGCGAGATTGATGCCGATCCTCTCAACTGACCCAATGTGACCCGCGCACCTTCCTCATGGTTTTGATCTGTTTGTGTCCTACGCAAGTGACTTACAAGGAACAAAGTGATCTTCGTCCGCTCAACCAAGCTTCGCAGCTTTGTAAGCGTCTGATCGATCAGGCGTCGTTCATCACCATCCAAGCCAGAAATGAGGATGGAAAGGTGATCGAGAAATATGACGCGGCAATCAAGACCCGTTGCCAGGTACTCAATCCGATTGAAGATGACATCAGGATCAACACTGCCCCAACCGTCGTATAGAAAGAGATTCCAGTTAGCAAGAGAACTGTTGAACGCCTCTGCAAGATCTTTTCTGTCATGTTTACCGATGTGAAACGCTTTACCTTTGGCGACCGACATCAAGCCAAGAGCTGTACGTCGATTACTCTCTTCAAGCGCGAGATAGCCAACTCTTTCTCCTTTTTGTAAAAGATGGGCGGCAAACTGACGCGAGAGCGAACTCTTGCCGATCCCTGTGCCCGCCGTAATGCAAACGAGTTCCGAAGGCCGAATACCATGCGTTTTTTGTTGTAAACCCTCAAACGGGTAGGCATGGAGACAGGGATCTTCTTCAGTTGTGACAAGGTCGTATAGGCTCTTTGCCTCAACGATTCCGTCGGGACGATACGGGTTAGCTTCGTAGATCGCCCTACGGACTGCATCAAAATCGTTTTGTTGTAAAGCGTCGGAAGCATCTTTGTAGTCGGGTGGAAGGTGAGCGATGAAAGTTTTACTAGGAGGCAGCACACTTGCCGCCTCTTGTGTTGCCTTCTGTCCTGCTTCGTCGTTATCGAAGAAGAGAACTACTTGTTCATAACCTTGCAGCCACTCTAGGTTTCGCTGGATTGATCGCTTTGCTCCGGCAGCTCCCTGAGGAAGTGAGACCATCGGCCAGTTTCCTTGCAGCGCCGCCGTACCACTTGCTGCGTCCAGTTCCCCTTCAAAGATGACCACTCTTTTTCCGTGAGAGGGCCAGAGGTTTTGCCCGAAGAGGCGTCCGTCACTTGATCCTTCATAGCGAAACTGTTTGTCCTTGGTTTTGACTTTGGTGCCGATCAGGCGATTGTTTTCATCGAAGTAGTGAAAGAGCAGTTGTTCGCCATCTTTGTAGATTTTGAACCGCTCACACACTTGTTCGGGCAGACCACGTTTAGATAACCGAACGGCTTGTCCACGTAGTTCGACACGAGCACGAGTTGAGGATTGCTGCATCGATTCGCTTGAATCTTCTGAAGGGGTGTAGGTGTTGCATTTAAAGCAGTAGAGATGACCATCGTCATAAAGACTGTTGGCATCTGAACTCCCGCAATTACTGCATGAAACATGACGAACAAATTCGCTTACGGATTGATCCATTCCTTTGGGATGTTGTTGAAACTTGTCCAAGGAATGCCGTGTTTTTCACACCACATTGCGTAGGTGCTCTTGCTTCCTTTGTAGAGCTTGTTAAACGGACGTTGAAATACCATCCGAATATCAAGCTCTGGGTTGCACTCTTTGACCGCCAGCATCTTGCGACGGTCTTTACTTGAGAAGTATCCTTTGGCTTCAAGGTGGATGCCAGTTGATGGAATCATGAAGTCGGGGGTGTAGATACATTGGAGCTGATAGTGAACCTTGGTTGATTCGTACTCGTAGCTGATGCCTTGCTTACTGAAGTTTTTTGCTATCTGCTCCTCTAGTCCGGAGCGGAACTTCATCAGTCGTCCAAAGCCTTAGCAACGATTTCTTCGACCACTTCAGTGACAGCTCGTTGGATGTCGTACTTGAAGTCGTTCTTGTCAGCTTTGTACTTGGTGACGATGATGGGAGGAAGTTGAATGTCCAGCGTTCCTTTAAAGATTCCGGTGACTTCATCTTTGGCAACGGTGAATGTGTGTTGGGTAGACATAGGGTCGGGGAGGATTTCTGTTAGTCGTTCGTATAGATCAAAGCTGTAGTCAGAACTCATCGTCTTCTTCAGAAGCTTCCAGAGGCGTCACGTTGGGATCACCTGCTTTAAAGCCTTCGCTCTTGCCGAACAGTGCAGCTGCTTTGTTGGCGTCAAGGTCACCAGCATCAACACTTCCGCCGGCTTGGCAGGAGATGACTTGCAGTGCCTTCAGTCGAAGAGACGTACCGATTGAGTCAGGCGTCGTGTAAGGACGTTGCACAAAAGCAACCTTCACCATGCTTCCGCTCCACATGGGGAGCTTGTCGGTGATAGGAGTTCCTTCACTGTCAACAATGGGAATCTCTGCATCAGGATTCCAACGGAACGAAACCTTGTACTTGCCATCAGCAACAGGTTCCCAGGGCTCCAACCGAGTGTTGTATCGCTTGGATTTCTGCTTACCCTTTGCCCATTCAAGAGCTGCGGGTCGCTCCTCTTCGAGAGCATCTACGAGGTCCTGACCAATGATGCAAGTCAGGTTGTGCTTACCGTATTGATTAACTTCAAAGATCGATTGAAAACCTTCGAGGATTACGGGCTCTTCAGTCTTATGGAGGGTGGACATGGGTGGATTAACAAAAGAAATATGTGGAAGCCATTACGTTTTCTGGCTTGAGATCTCCAATGATTGGAGGTTCTGTTTCTGCCCCTATTTGCTGAGCCCAGTCTTCAAGGAAGCTGTTCTCTGCGAACAAGTGTTTGTACGTCTCGCGAATAGTTGCGGACAGTAAGGGCATATCTGTTGCACGACACATGACAGAATCATGAATCAGAGCAATCGGGGCGTTAAAGGTTTTAAGGGTTATATGCAACATGCTGGAGTCCAAACTGTGGATCAGATTGGGCGACGTCGCATTTTTGTGGTGCCTTTTATCTACCTCATCTGTTGCTTCACCGAGTTGGATCTGACAACGTCCGAGTAACTGAAGATCAACGGTTTTAAGTTTGACCTTGTTCAGCTTTTGATGGACAACAAAACCAGATGGTGTCGTCCACTCAAGGTGCGTGCGTCCAGCCGCAAGAGAGTTACCAACTTCCTTTTCAATCCAAGACATCACTTTCATAGGACCTGGCAGTAACTCATGCATAGAGTTTCTGACAGCCTTGACGATCTTTGTAAGATCATCAGGTTCTACTTTCTTCCCAGCTTCAATGAGAGCTTCGCGAATGTAGTTTCTATTACTGTGAGGCTTACTATTGTAGGGCAAAGTCATAACTACCCTTTTGACTTTTTTCCTATCCCAAACATCTTTGTATTGATCTGGGATATTCGGAAGACAATGCTTTGCAACTACTGCATAAGCATCTTGTACGGTGGCGCTTGGTAAGACGTTGACCATTTTCGCCGCCGACTTGTCTTTAGCGAGGCCCGATAGGATCTGGATTCCCGAGCAAGTGGCATCAACCGCAACAGGAAGATGGGTGACACTGCGAGTGAAGTCGATAAGAATTGCATTGAATTCTTCGCAACTAGCGAGGTGCTGCCATGGATCGTCTGCACAAGCCCAGAGGTCAAGGTTTCCAATTGGGTCGGTAGCAACTGCATGAATGTGTGATTGGTTGTTTTCAACCCACTGAAGACGTTCCTCAATGGTTGCTTTGTCGAGCCCGTTGCCATATGTAGTGGCGACGCTAAATGCCAACCAGTCTTCGCCTTCAGGAAGCATGAAAGCTCCATCAGCAAAAGTTAGGAGGGCTTTGCCGAAGTCCGTATCTTGAATCGAAAGGGCGGATGGAATGGGATACCACCTTCCCCGATAATCCAGAGATCCCGGAACATAGAAACGTTGCTTGTCTCGAAACATCCGCATGACTTCCATGGTCGTGCGGGTGCGTACAGACTTTTTGAACGCTTGAGCATTCAAGTTGTGAGCAGCTGCTGCTGCCCGTCTGTACTCGAAACGTGCCTCTTCGTTCTCCGCAATGTCGAGTGGCTTGGGAGGGATTGGCTGCTCAACAATGGGGATGAACTTGCCAACTTGAATCCGACGTTCGTACAACGTCTCTGCGACATCAGCCACAAAGTCATTGACTTTCCACGCCGTCTTCTGCACCTTGTTCAGGAAGTCCACGACTGTGTCTCCCTGTATTAGTAAGGGGTTACCACGGCGAACCATGGGGCAGTTGCGTCGTAACGCATTTAGGTAATAACCGCCTGCTTCATGGATCGGATGCCAGTCTTTTGGCTCACACAACATGGGCAATCTGAGCGGCGCAAACAGCTCAGCTGCATCCATCAGTGTTGATTGGATCCGCATGAACCGTTCCGTGGGAACGACAATGCTGATCGTCTTTTTACCTTGTCTCTCAATTGATTTCTCAAACCAACCAGAGACACTCATGATCGCGTCGAGCATCCATGCGCCAAGACTCACACGTTGCTTTGGATTCCAGTGACTCCATGGCTTCACATCCTCACGTCGATTGATCAACGTTTGGGTGGCCGTGAGCCTCTGCTGAGTGCCCATGCTGGAGTGCCAATTAAACTTTTTAATGACCTCCATGTGATTGGGGTACTCACGTTCGTAGTACCTCATCTGACACTCATCCTCCAAACCATTGCCAATGCTTGTGATCACATTGGCGGTGCGATGAGACTTGTTCCGATTGCCAAAGACCATGTCAAACGTGACCTTTAGTGCAATCAAACAGGCAGATTCACTGTCAAGATCTTCGAGATATTCGTAGATCTCTTTGAAATTTTTACCTGCCTGGCCCTTTGTTATACGTGCCCGAGTTTCTG